GTCTCGGCATTCATGTTCGGCTGGAAGAAGCGCACAGCAGGCTGACCGCCACCGGTGCGATCGGAGGTCGTCTGCCAGATCTTCCACGGATACATCTGCGTGAGGTTCTCGCCATCGGGCAAACGATCAACGCTCACCTCGACTTGCGGACCCGACGCGATACCCATGTTGTTCGAGAGAGCGCGCGCGGCACCGTTACAGATCACCTGCGTGTCGCGCATGATCTCTGGCAACGCCATGCCCCAGAACGCGCCCGGGATGTTCTCCCAAGACGCCTTGCTGTACGGGCGGCGCGCCAGCGGGTCAGGATTCAGAATGGCTTTGATGACGTGAGGTCCCACCTTCCAGCAGTTCACCTCGTACTCACCGGACGCCTCGATGTCCTTGGTAAGCCCCCACTCGATCAGCATGTGACCGGAGACGGAGCCCCAGAACTCGATCGAGTCAATGATCTCGGTGCCGACGAGGCTGACGTTGCGACCTTCGAGGAGGTTACGCTCCGTGTCCGACTGCTCCATCATGTTCAGCCCGGTGTTGCCGAACTGCTCAATAGCGGCGCGAATCGCTTCGTCGTTGTAACCCGGCGCGCCAATCATCGATGACAGGTCCGCGCGCGTGAGCTTGTGGCGCTGGATGATGTACCCGTCTTGGCAGGTCACGGCGTTCGGCGAGGGAAACATGTCGTACGGCGAGACGCGCTCGAAGCTCTCAGCGATGTCGTCCTTCACCTCCGGACGCCAGTTCTTCCCCCACTTCATAACCTTCTTGCGCTTGATAACAGGACCCTTGATAAACGAGCAGGGGAACGTTACGAAGTCGTAGATCACTTCCTGCTGGGTCTCGGTCCAAGCGGCGTCGGTCAGCTTATCGAGCATACGACGCTCCATACGGAACGACGCATCCTTTGCTTTTTCGTTGAGGGTCTTGGTGACGGTGTCGTACAGCTCTTTCATCCGCGCATCGATCGCGCGCGGGTTGATCGCCATGCCCTGCTGCTGAACAGCATCCGCCTCCAGCACAACCATCTCGATCACGCCTTCGCGCATCTCGTTCGGCAGTGAAGGCTCGGCTGTCGGCGACAGAGACCAGCTCTGTGTGCCAGAGGACAGCATCACATCCTTGATCCAGCTCTCAGCTGCGCGGCACTTAATGTCCGTCAGCATCATGTAGATATCCGATCCGCCGGTCGAGCGAATCAGAGCAAGCTTGTCCGGATCGTACTCGCCACGGCGCTGACGCTCGCACTTGAGTAGACGCTCCGTGATATCAGTCTTGGCGGACTTCGCCTCCTGAAAGCACTTGTCGATGTAAGACGACAACGAGAGGACGGTGACATCTGGGACCTCCGTCTTCTCAACGTCCCGTTTCAACCTGAGCGCTTGAAGTGCCATGTGTGCTTAGACCCATCCCGCAGCTGCGGGTGCGCTTCTCACGGTCTTGGCTCTGACTGGATTCATCTCAGACCTCATGTGTAAGCATCCGTACTGCAGTGCATCGTGGATGTGTGAGAACTTGTCCTTCACCGGGCGATCCTTGAATCGCGAGGCTCCAGACACCCTTAACCGCTCGTAGCGGTATCCGCCATTGAAACCCTTGCGCAGCATCTTGCAGCTGGGATCGAGTACGAAACCCGGCACCCCGCCTGACAACCGCTGCAGGAAAAACGCGACCGACTCTCGGCGCGCAATGAACTCGTTCGTTTGCGCAGGCTCGCAGAGGAGACCAAGCTCCATCAGCTCCTGCATGCAAGTCCTCTCGTCCGTCTGCGCGCGCATGTTCCCAGCCGGGTCACCGACCGCCTCGACGCGGAACTTGCTGTACTCGCCGCGCACCACTGGGCGCACGACTTCGGAGTAGAACTGCCGTATGCCCATGTCCTCGGAGACCAGCTCCTTGAGGATCATCAGCTGCCCCTTCGGGCTCATCTGCAAGAACGCACAGGCGGGCGTGAGACCGAAGTCGAACGCGAGCAGGATCGGCATCCCAGCCACCGGTGTCAGCGGCTTCTCGCTGAAGTGGATCTTGTCGTTCCACTCAGGATAGACGGGCTTGCCGTCCATCGTTGTGCCGTACCCGCCGCAGAGGAACACGCGAATCCAGTCGTCCGTCTTACCGGGCAACTGGTTCATGTAGTACTGATATCCCAGCGAGTGGTTCTGGATGTTCTCAGCTTCGACGTTCGGGATGTATTGATTGAAAGTCGGCGACTTCGAGTCCGAATCCAGTATCAGCCCACCGGGCTGTTTGTAGAACTTGTAGATGTCGAGCCGCTCTTCCTCGGCGAGCTTGTACCACCAGCTGTCATCGTCCGGCGGGTTGGTGTCCATGATGACCCCAGTCCAGCTCGGACCGCCGTTGCGCTTGGATGGGAAGCGTCCGACGCGCTGGGTCAGCATGTCGAGGACAGCCTTGTCCATCTCGCTCGCTTCGTTCATCCAGCCACCGGTGAGTTCCAGCGACCTCAGCTTGCCAACATCCTCTGGGCGATCGAGCGCCATGAAGATGACCTCAAGCTCAAGTCCCGTACCGTCACCGATGTCCGAGATGTTGATATGCGACGTGATGGGTGTATCCCATCTCATCGTCGCCAGATCCTGATACCAGTCCATCCACGTCTTGATCGTGGTCGACTTCAGCTCAGGATACGTGTTTCGACAGATCGCCCAGCGTGAGCGGCGCATGCCATCTGGAGACGGCTTCTGCTCAAGCGCTCTGGACAAGATCTCAAAGCAACACGCCGTCGATTTGCCAGAGCCCACAGGACCCATCAACCCGCGCACGAACGAGTCGTCACGGTGGAAAGCTTCACTCACCGGACCCGGTGCTACGTAGTTGACGTTCATTTGCGTCTCAGTGGGTTCCTGTATGCCTCGCGCTTAATGCGCTCGATCTCGTACTCAGCCCGTAATCGAGCGGACTGCTGAAGAATCCACTCAAACGTGTTGTGCGGACCGTTCCAATCGAACTCCGGTAGATACCTCAGAGTAGATCTGACTCCGCTTGTCGGCGGCGGACTAGCCCGGGAAGGACTCTGCCGCCCGCCTTGCTCCACCGCATCAACTGTTCCTTCGCTCCGCTCCAGTCCTCCGCGTTCACCTTCCGGCGAAGTGTCGAACTCTGCAGCCTGCCGACCCCCAGATTGAATGCGAAGTCCGCGATCGCGGCTAAGCGCGCTGGATGGACAATCAGGCTCGGACATAAACGGATAACCCCCGGGAAGTACGTATGCTTCAGCTCTGCTATCAACAACTCTTCTGCCGACTCTCGCGAAATCGGCGGGTCTGTTAGCTGTACCTTCCTGCCATCCGTGTAATAGGTCGCGCCGTACCCGATAGTTGGCACTCCAGCTGGGCACAAGTACGGCTTGGACTTGAATCCCTCGAACTTCTTGCAAAGCTCGGTCGTGATCTCGATCGCCGTCGTCGACATTAGCGTCGAGTACCCGCAGTCACTGCCAGTCTCGCCAGATCTCGTTCGATATACGGCTGTCGCCGTCATCGCCGCAGAACCAGCACCACAAAACAGCGAGCAACAGGTGCATGACTACAGCCCACGCTTGGCGAGGGTGCGGTCAAGGAACCAGTAGTTGAGCGTTCCGGCGACCAATGCCGCGAAATCCGCGCTCATCATGGTCTTGAACACGGCATCAGCGGACGAACCGGTCTACCAAGCGTTGTAGGCGTACCACGTATGGATGAATGTCCACAGCGCAAGCACCCAATACGTCACAACAGGGCGCACAGAGGCGCTCAGAGAGGCTACCCAGCCACCGCCGGACGCTTGCACCATCTCAGTCTGCTGCTCAATCGCCGCTTGGAACGCGGACATAGCGCTCGTATCCACCGCAAGGTCGCGCTGAGCGCCGATCTCCGCCATTTTCTGCGCGCCACGCTGCTCTTCGAGCTTGCACTGGCGATCGAACATGCTCAGTTCGTGATTGCGCTCGCTTTTTCGGTCGAACGCCTTCAGGAATTCAGGCACCAAGCGGAACACACCGCCGAGAACCGAGCCCAATACACCGCCACTGAGCATCTCAAGCATGGCTTACCCCTTCTTCCGACGCCGCATCTGGCGCTTTTGCTCTTCAGGCTTCGGCTCTGGCT